GAATGGCGGAAACTACAGGGCAAGACGTCCGTTCTGCATTGATGCAGTTGTCAAAAGCCTTAGAAGATCCTGCAAAACGTGTTACTGATCTAGCAAGAAGCGGCACAGTTTTTACGGATCAGCAGAAAGAACAAATTAAAACCTTGCAAGAATCTGGCCGTCTTCTTGAGGCTCAGAACTTAATTTTAACTGAAATTGAGGCGCAATATGGTGGTGCAGCTGAGGCTGCGGGGTCTGCAGGATATGCAGGCGCCCAAGACACGCTTAATGAATCATTGCGTGACTTGCAAGAAGCACTTGGTAATTTAACATTACCAGCAGCAATAGAGTCTCTCCAAACACTTACACAAGTTGTTGACATTTTAACCGGAAAAGTAGAAGAGCTAAGGACTGAGTTCAGGCTTTGGAATGCAATTATAAATCAAGTTGCAGGCGGTTTGCCTGAAGTTGGAATTGGAATAGGAGATGTAACTAACGCAATTATTGAATCGACAAAAAATCTTGTTCCGTTTGTCAGAACCCTTGAACTTGGGTATAAGTTTTTACGCTTAATGGGTCAGGCACAGTTGCCTGAAGATTTTGGAGACATGATGGATGGCGGCGGATTTTTGCCTGAAGATCAGCCGGTAGACCCTACACAACAAACCTTGCCCCCGAAACCGCAAGCGAAACCGCAAGGAAAAGTTGAAGAAGAACGGATGCGTCGTTTGCAAAATAGAATCAATGCAGCACAAAAGTATTTACAAGCAGAGGCTAAAGCAAACGCAGAAATTGAAAAGCAAGGTGAGTTACTTGCTGATGCCCTGAAGTCTTCACAACGTGCAGTAGAACTTGCTGAAGCACGACTAAACGGGAATGAGGATGAAGTAAGGCTACAGCATGAAATCGCAGACATTCAAGAAAAGTTTAAGGGCAATGGTGCTGACATCTTGATACAAGATCTTAAGCGCGTCAAAGCATTAGAAGATCAAAAGGATGCAGCAGATGCCTTGGCAAAAGCAGAAGAAGAACGACGTAAGAACGATCCAGGCGTGCAAATGCAAGAACAACTGGACAAATTACTTGACAAGCAAAATCAAGCTGCTGCGGCTGCTACTGCTTTTGGTAATGCGTTCAGTACTGCAATTACCAGTGTCATCAATGGCACCAAGAGTGCGGATCAAGCAATCGCAGACATGCTTTCGTCTGTGGCTGAGCACTTCATGAACATGGCGGCTCAGATCATTGCGAAGCAGTTGGCGATTATTGCCTATGGCCTGATCATGAAGGCTTTGGGTTTTGGTTTTAATCCCAGTCAAGATGGTATTAGCGGTCTTAGTATTGGCAGCCCTAGCTCATTTGGCGGCGGCAATTTATTTGCGGCAGACGGTGCTTATGTTTCCAGTCCTACTAGCGCTGTTGTTGGTGAAGGCGGTGAACCCGAATACATTATTCCTGAAAGCAAGATGCGTGAAAGCATGTCGCGTTACTCACGCGGCGCAAGAGGTGGATCAGTTATTCCTGAGAATGGTGGTGGCGGCAGCGTAATGGATGGTGGCGGTGGCACTGCTGTTGCCGCACCAATCGACGTCCGCTATACAGTGGAACGGATCAATAGCGTTGACTATGTGACTGCTGATCAATTCCAACAAGGTATGCAGCAAGCCGCCAATCAAGGTGCTAAACAAGGTGAACAGCAGACACTGAAGCGGCTGCAAATGAGCAGCAGCACTCGTAAGAGGTTAGGAATGTGAGCCAGTACGCTTTCGGTCATGCAATCAGAATCAAACGCAGAGGCCAAGAAAACTTTCGTTTCCAGAACTTTTTTATAGGCAAAGAGATTAGGCACAAAAGTCGGGAGCAGCGTACTTCTGATCCTTTAGGCAACGGAAGCGCATATATCTTTGTCCCGTTTGGCTTTTCTGGCGTTACCGTCAACCGCACTGGTGATGGCCTAGAAGCTACCGTTGTATTTCCTAACAATGATCTGACTCGTAGCTGGGCGGTAACAGCGATTGAAACCCGTCATTTGATTGAAGTTGACGTGCTGCTCATCGAAGACTCAACCCCTGACAGTGGGCCTACAGCAAATCACAACATCGTTCACACATACATTGGTCAGGTAACAGGAGGTCAATGGGATAACGTATCTTTAAATTTAGAACTCAGTTCAGTGCTGGACGCTGTTGGAACGGACGTTCCACGGCGTGCATTGACCCGCAAGATTGTCGGCAACCTACCAATCAGCAGCAATGTCAGACTGCAGTGATTTAATTGGGATGCCGTATCGGTTTGGTGCTGACGGCAGTGATGGCTATATCGACTGCATCCACCTGTGCTACGAGGTGTTGGAACGCTTGGATATAAAAGCACCACCGTTTAAGCAATCCTGGTACGAAGCAAGCAAATGGGACGTGTGCCGTGACTTGATGCGCTGGGGTGTACGAGTCAAAAAGCCAGAGTATGATGGGGACATTCTGCTGTTACCACAGCAATCCTGGGCATTTGCGATCACATGGCAAGCGGGAATCTTGTACGTCAATCGAATGTCGGAAAAGATTCAGTGGTCTTCGGCCCGACTGTTTACGACGTACCACTGCTTCCGTACGAGAAACAGCTAATACAAACGATTGGGATAACAGAGGAAGATTATCGGAAGTTTGCTGCTGAGGTACGGCGTCGTGGACGTTTAAGGCCTGCTGAATACGACCATATCCCTAACATACAAAACGAAATCTCGACAACTGCAATTCTTGTTAATCTTGCCATCAGCCTTGTGCTGACTGGTGTTTCTTACCTGCTGACACCTAAGCCTAAGATGCCTAGCGCGGCACGGAAAGGCGGCTCTATTGATCTTGAAGGCTTTACTGGGCCAACACGGTTTACGCCATCAAGGGGCTTTGAAACGTTGGCAGATATTGCTGATTATGCCTCACCAATACCGATTGTATTTGGGCTATACGACAGTTCTGACAACGTTGGCGGAATGCTCGTCACACCAAAAATGGTGTGGTCGCGCATGTTCAGCCATGGAGCGCATCAACAGGCGAAGATGTTATTTGTGGTTGGGGAGCAGGGCTTAGTCAACAATGCGGGAAATAGCGGTATTGATAAGCCAGATTTAGAAGGTATTTTCTTGGGCAACAATGCTTTAGACCAAATATTTAGTGATCAGTTTGCTTTTTATTGGAGGCAAGATACAGAAGACGGTAAACGTATTGTTGGAGATGACAAGAGGTACGGCACAAAAGGTTCGTTTGCTAGCGGTGATCCTGATGGGCCTAAGGGGAATGAAGAAGTATTTTTGTGTCCGACCAGACTTGTTGTCAACGATACAGGCTTTTGCCACGCATTTTCGCCTGCAAATAATACAGAGTTTGGTGTTTATGGAGCGATCGCAAATGGAAATTCTTACCGCTTAAATTATCAAGCTATTTCTGTTTTTAAGGATGGAAAAAAAAATGCTCAGCGTCAGCAGATAGCTGAACGGATTAAAATCATTGGTGACCAAAATTTTGGCAGAGATGAAGGCGTGGAATACAACTCAACCAAAATGCGCAAAGCAGTGGTAGAAAAAAATGAAGTATCAGCAGAAGGGAAGGGAAGAAACTACAGCCCAAGAATGGGTTTATTTAAGTTAAAGCGCAAGGATGGAAGCGAGGACCAAACGGATAGCAACAAGCTGAAAAAAGTTGTAACAGTTGAAGAAGGGGACAAAGTAGTATTTTTAATATCCAGAACATCTATTGACAAGGATTTGTATAGACATACAGAAGAAAACGAAGGTGATGGCAAAGGCCCTGCTGTGGACGACATTAACAGCACTGTTCGATCCATGCAATTTGCCGCTGATGAAGTAATGCAACTTGGTGAATTATTTTCCATTGGCGGTACTGTTTGGAAAGTGACAAAAAGATCGGCATCACGTTTTGAGCCTGATACAACGGTTGATCAAGATGACACAAGAAAAGATGAAAGAAGCCAATTCATTACATTAGAGTGCATTGACACAAGCACTTGCGTTGACAACCCTGAAATTGGGCTTGTAAATAAAGAACTTGTTATTGAGCCCAATAAAGACGATAGAAAAGATTACATTGATGATAATCCTGAACCAGGTGAAGGCGGAAATGTTGGCGAGAGTTTTTTCCCGATCACAAAAGTTTCTTTTGCAACGATTAGAAATAATCGCCCTGCAGCAGTTATAGAGCTTGGCATTAAAAGCAGCGTATTCCAAACCTTAAAAGGCCTCTGCGCTTTTGGTGGCTTGCCTTCTCCAGAAGAAATAAGGGACTTTGGCAAAGAAAATGTCTCTATTAATAATGCAACATATACTGGCTCAATTACTAGGTCTTCTGTATTCAGAATTTTTGTTAGAAAAGCTGGGCAAGAAGATGAAGGCAAAGGATTTACATTTGCGCCTTTACCTCAGTTTTTTGCAATCAGAGGAAGCAAGCCTGTTGCTCAATACAACTCAATACGCATTATTCAATCGTCAAACAAAACGCCAAAAGAGCTTGAATTTAAGTTTGTAGCAGTGCCAGGATCGGAGCTGAGGCTTTTGGCTGATGATTTTGAATTTTCTGAATTAAATAACGAGTATGACGGCGAAGATTCTTCAAGGACAGAAAATGTAAGGCTACCTGGTCTTGGAGAAATGAAAGTTGCATACAAGGGCAAAAAAGTGCCAAAATTATTAATTACTAGCAACAAAGAGTTTTTTAGGGGTGAGCAAACAATAATCGGGACTAAAAATATAGATAAGCCAACTTCTGTTGAGAGAGGGCAGGTACTTCCTGAGCCTGACTCTGGAACGCAAGTAGAAGCGATTCAGCGCATTAGGAATATCGGCAGCCTAGACACTGATGACGACAAATCTGCTCCTGGTAAGAATGGAGCATTTTCACATGCGATAGCAGGTAGCGCCGATAATGGCTTGTATTTTCAAACGCCTGTAGGAGATAGTACGCCTACAATCAGAACGCGGGAATTTTTTGACAATAATAAATGGATTGTTATTGATTGGACTTTTAGAAAAATTGCATTAGCTTCAACTCATTACGCATACGCTAATGGAGCGAGAACTGCTTGGGTGCCAAACACGGCAGATGTGGTTGGCAGTTCGCGTGGTTTTGCTGTAGGAGATGTGGTGACGATTAAGCGTGGACTGGGTGGAACAAATGTTTATGGAGGCGATCCCAGTGAATACCCAAACAGCAACCCATTCAGGCAAAACAACCCAGGTGGAACGACTGCCTCAGGAGGAAACCTAACTTTTTCGGGCCGTGATGTGCAAATCACAAACGTCAGTGAAGTTGAAGTTTTAGGTGGCCGCACACAAGGTTATCTTTACGAGCTTTTCGGTAACGCTGAGAATCTTAGTGCTGGAAGCGTTTCAAACCCAGAAGTGGTAACCTTTACTAAAGGGGCAAAATCTATAAAGATTCAATTTCAATCTACAGTACAAGATCTTAACGAAAATTTCTCTGGTCAGCGCAAGGGATGGAATCGCCCAACAATGACTGTTGTTCAAGATTCGGATACTACGAACAACTGGGAAGCTGGAGATACTTTTGATCATCTTGTGACCCCAAGTGCAGTAAACAATCCATTTCATAACAAATACGGAAATGTTGGTTTTAGATATAAAATAGGGTCTATAAATGTAATAACAACACCAACGGTAGAGCGAGGTGCAGAAGGGTTTGTGACAACTTCCCAGCTTTCTGACTTAAGTCTTTATAGAGAGCTTGTTGAAAAGTCAAACAGCAATGCACCCGAGCATGAAATTGTATATGTCAACGAAATACTTGAAAACGAAAGAGTTCCTAATTTTTTCAATTTAACTCAGGCCGGATTGTCTTTGCGAGCATCGCGTAATTTTACACAATTAGATCAATTGCGTTGCTGGATCGGTAGGGGCACCAGAGTTAAACGATTGCATCCAGATCGTGAGCAGTGCTATGGCGATTCAAAGGAAATTGGCGCCAGCAATTTGTTTACCGATTTAGTCTTTTATTTGCTGACGGACCAGATGGCTGGAGCAGGTGGATTGCTTGGCATGAAGGCTGATAATGCTCCGCTGGTTGACTTAGATCAAATGATTGAAACCACGCGGTTTATCAAAAAACAGAAGCTTTACTTTAATGGGCCAATAACGGACAGAACAAATTTGAGGCAATTTATTACGGATCTAGCGCCAGACTTTTTGTGCAACTTTATTGTGTCTGATGGTAAATTTGCGCTCAAGCCTGCTATTCCGTACAACCCCAAGAGCGGAAACATTAACACTGGTCCGGTCGTAATTGAGCAGTTGTTTACATCCGGCAATATCTTAGAAGATACATTTAAGGTTGAGTATTTACGTTCGGAAGAACGGCGTCAGTTCAAGGCTGTTGTCCGGTACAGAAATGAACAGCCTAATAAGCTGCCTGAAGAGCGTTCAGTTGAGGTTGCGTTAAAAGGAGAAATTTCAGACGACAGAACTGTTGACTTACTGCCTCAAGAGCAGTTTGATTTGACGCAATTCTGCACATCTGAGGATCATGCCGTTCTGGTCGCCAAGTATTTTATTGCCTTGCGAAAGCTTGTTACTCATACAATTAGTTTTTCAACAACACTTGAAGGCTTGAGTATAGCTGCGGGGTCTTACATCAAAGTTGTCACAGAGGCTAGCCCTTATAGTCCCGCCAACAATGGAACGATCAGCAGCACTGGTGTTGTTACTAGCGTGAGCGACTTGGCAGATGGTCAATATCAAGTTTCATTTTTTAGGTCTGATTCTGAAGATGTTGAAGATGGACTAATGAGCGTCAGTAATGGGCGGGTACAGGAATCAAAATTCCACGATTCTGTATTTAGCCTTAAAAACGACACCGTTTCTAGAAACATCTATGTTGTCGAACAACTGACCTTCTCAGAGCAGGGCACGGTTGATATTGTGGCATCGGAGCATCCCTGCGATGATGATGATAAAAGCGAGCTAGCCTCGTTGGTAACGTCTGATAGCTTCCGAATCTTCTAATGCCTTTCCCCGATCTTGTTCCTACTGCACGAGCGTTTGAGTCTGGCGACTATCCAGTCAGGACGTTTAAGGCGCAGAATGGGGCTGAGACGAGGATTCTGTATGGCAGCAACCGCACCAATATGAAGCTGTCGCTGACGTATGCAAATGTCTTTGATGATGTCGCAGAGCAATTTCTGGATCATTACGACGAGGTTCAAGGCAGCTTTCAGACCTTTGACATTGGCGACAGAGATTTTGCGCGTGGTGGCTGGGAAGGTACTCCAAGCGCCTTGGGGCCAAAAGCTTCAGGCAATAAATACAGATACGAGAATCCGCCACAGGTTGTTCAGGTGCGTCCTGGAGTCAGCAGTGTTACAGTGAACCTGATTGGTGTGCTCTGATGTCTTACTACACCGGAAGACATGGAAGCCTGTTGCTTGATGGCAACACCATTGCTCAGGTACAGAACTGGTCAGTCAGTTCATCCGTATCTCTGTTGAGCATCAAGACGCTTGCAGAAACTGATGATCGCTTCATTGCTGATGGTCGTACAACCACAGGCAGCTGCCGTGTGCTTTACTATCAAGAAACGCCAGGCATAAAAGGTACAAATAATGCAAGTACATTTATCAATAAAGTAATTAAAGCAAGAGAGATCGGCGGAGATTTTTTCCAAGGCGCTACGCTCGCACAAGGCCCTGACGGCACAAATCGGTCCAGTCTAAGACTGAAAGTTGATGATGGAACGGATAATGGACTGTTTATCGAAATGCGTGTAATCATAACAAACATTACAATGACAATGGCAGTTGGCGAGGTTTTAGCTGCTGACATTACGTTCCAGTCTCATGGAGCACCACAGTTCGTCAACATCTAATGAGCGTTTATCTTGGCACGTTTGGAAAAGTTGAGCTGAAGCGCAAGTTTGACGCTAGGCTTGTCGGCAAAATCAACGGCAATGACGTAAACACAGCCGAAAAACGATTCAGCTTTGATTTTGACCTAGACCAGTTGATAACAGGAGACAGGATAACAATTAAAGAAATTAATGGCAATGCGTTAGATTTTATTAATAAAAGCGACGGCAGTAGTTACACAGATTCTAGTGTTACCAAATACATAAATGTTGACGAAGCTGGTGGCATAAGACTTTACGGCAGCTTTGCAAATGCAGTGAATGGCGGCACAGCAAATGCTACGCCGTTAAGCACAGGCAGCAATCTCAATGTTGAAGTGACCATTAAAAATAAACGCCGCCTGTTGGCGCAGGTTAGCAGTTATGAAATTAACACTGAGCGCGAAAGCGTAGATACAACTGTGTTGTCAGATAACTTCCGACAACGAGTCAGCTCTTTAATCTCTGGATCGGGTCGTTTCAGTGCGTTTTGGGAATATGCTGGGGATGACAACAGTGAGCTTCCAAATTATTTATTGCAACTGATTCTACGGACAAAAGTTGGCAGTAATTTCGCCGCACGCTTGTATATTAAAGACAGCAACTATAATCCAAGTGGTGTTGCTATAAGAAACAACGATGAGCTCTATTACAAGGTTGAAGGTATAATTACTGCCGCTGCTGTGCAGTTTTCTCCTAGCGATACAGTTCAAATTACGGCAGATTTTATTACTACGGGTCCGGTTGAGCTAAAAGTTGATCTTGAAGTGCCGTTTGCTTTGACGCAAGAAGATGGCAGCAAGCTTCTTGAAGATGATAGCTCTCAGGAGATTGGCATTGTCGGTTCTGGCACAAGCTAGTAACCGCTTGCTAAGCTAGGCCAAGACAATCCTAGCGCAACGTAGCTAAGGAGCTTTAAATCATGGCTGACTTAAAAATATCCGAGCTAGCGGCCCTTGCTGGTGCGGATCTTGCCAGCGGTGACTTGTTGGCTGCGGTTGACAGCAGTGCTAGCGAAACAAAGAAACTAACGATCAGCGATTTGATCGCTAACGGCGTCACGCTAATCAGTGATGACACGATTCCTGGTGCAAAGATCCTGTTTGCTGCTGGCGACATTGCTACAGCAGACATTGCTGACTCAGCAATCACTGCAGTCAAACTGGCGGCCAATGCTGTTACAGCAGCCAAGCTCGCTGATGAGTCAACAGTTGATCTAGTCACGACGCTACCTGCGTCTGGTTCCTTTGCAGGACAGCTTGCTTTAGATACTGACGATAACAAATTATATGCGTGGTCAGGGTCTGCATGGCTTAGTTTAAAAGCTGCAGGTTCAATTAACAGCGTTAGCGGTAGCACAGTCGGTGTTGTTGACATTGTCGCTACGACAACAGGCGATAGTGTTGCGATTTCAGCAAGTGTCAACGATTCATCTGCTGCTAATCAGTTTCTTGCTGGGCCGACCAGTGCTGGTGGTGCGCTTGCTTATCGAACGATTGATGGAAGCGATCTGCCGGTTGCCACGACAAGTGCAAAAGGTGGCGTAGTTGTTAATGCGGAAGGTCTCCGCATGGATTCAAACACGATTGAAATTGACAATGACGTAACTGCTAGTTCAACGCATCATGTCGTTACCTATAACGCCAAAGGTTTAGTTACTGGCGGTCGGGTGTTGGCTGCATCAGACTTACCGGCTGCAACTGCCAGCACAAAAGGTGCCATCATTCCTGGAACTGGATTAGCAGTTGATGCGGCTGGAAACCTTGACCACAGCAATACAGCAACAACAGGTACATTTACCAAGGTTACGATCGATGCACAGGGGCACGTCACCACTGGTGCCACATTAGTTGCAGGTGACGTTCCAGATATTCCGGCGTCGAAAATCACAACAGGAACTATTCCTGCGTCATTGCTTGCTAGTGATTCGGTTACTGCAGCCAAACTTGCCAATCAATCAACTTGCAAATTCGGTGGGGCCGGTGCGACAGATAATGTGGTCGTTTTCCCTGATGGTGATTTCCAAGGACAGCTGTTTTTCGACGAGAAGAATGAAGATTTATTTATTTTTACCGGGGATTCTTTCTTGCCGATCACGGTTATCAGCGGAAACCTCGTCAACGCTGGAACGTATAACGCCAACACTAACAAGGTTGTCACGGTCACGACTGCTGGCTCTGCTGCTGGTTTTACGGCCGATGCGGCTCTACCATCTCCCGCTAGCGGAAATTTAAATTATTACGTGGTCGTGTCTGATTCGGGCACAGGGTCGGGCAACGCCCCAGCCGTGTCTTTGGCACCGCCAGACATGTTGATCTCGCTTGGTGCCGGAACTTCGACATTCCAGTTGATCGATGTGAGTAATGCCATCGCTGGTCAGACTGCGGCAAATATCTCGGTGGTTCCAGCTGGAGATATTAGTTCGACTGATTGCCAGGCTGCGTTGCAAGAGCTTGATTCTGAAAAACTAGCGTTAGCTGGTGGAACGCTGACCGGTAATTTGAATTTAGGTGATGGCGTCGTCATTGTCTTTGAAGGTGCAACTGGTGATGACCATGAAACCACAATTACTGTTGCCGACCCAACCAGTGATCACACAATCACTTTTCCGGATGTAACAGGCAATGTTGTAACGACTGGTGACACGGGAACTGTTACGAGCACGATGATTGCGGATGCAACGATTGCTAACGCAGACATCAGCACGACTGCAGAGATTGCAGTAAGCAAGCTTGCAAACGGTAGTGCCCGTCAACTGCTGCAAACAGCTTCTAACGGCAGTGACGTTGAGTCTTC